CAAGTTATCAAGCATTGTGAACGTCTGCTTTGAAAATCCTTTGTAGGCGTTCATAATGCTGTCCATGTCAGACCCCATTTTGTTTGCGTTGTCTGACATATCCGTAATCGCTTTATCCGCGTAGTCTGCGGCTTTTTCCGTGTCCCCGCCGAGGCTGGATAACAAACTTGCGGAAAAGCTGGTCACGGTTTCCATGTATTCATTTGCGGACAGACCCGCCGTTTTGTAGGCGTTGTTCGCATAGTCTAAGACTTTGCCGCTGCTGTCCTGAAAAAGCGTTTCCACGCCGCCGACAAGCTGTTCATAATCCGCATACGCGGTCACAACTTCAACGCCCAGCTTGACCGCCGCCGCGCTGATCGCCGCAAACGCCGCCGCTGCCGCCGTCGCACCGGCGACAAGCCCGGTTTTCAGCTTTTCGGAAAACTTCTCCGTATCTTCGTCGGCTTTCTTGACCTTGCCGCTGTATTTATCGACGGAATCAGCGCATTTGTCGGATGATTTTGCAGCTTCGTCCATGCACTTGTTGTTTTCGTCGATCTCATTGCCGAGTTTATTCAATTCGGCTTCGGCGCTGTTTGCCTGCGTCTGATATTTGTTGACGGCTTCCGTCGCTTTCTGCTGATTCGCTTCGGCGGTCGCAAGTTCCGTCTTGTATTCTTCGAGTTCCGCCGTCAATTTTGCCTGCTGTTCGGAAGTGTCCCCCTCCGCATCCGCAAGCGCATTCAGGGCGGCTTCGGTTTTTGCAATTTTGTCTTTCGCGCTCTGGACTTCGTTCCCGAATTTGCTTTGCGCATCTTTTGCTTCTGACAGAATTTTGTTGATCGCGGCAAGTTTCTTTTCCTGCTGGTCATACATACCCGCGAGGGTTTCGCCCTTTGCAGACAACGCCGCGTAGCTGTTCAAATGCCCCGCAAACTGCGATTCTGTCAATTTCAGTTCACTTTTCAGCGTGCCGAGTTCGGAATTGATATTTTTTAGCGACGCGCGGTATTCGGCTTCGCCGTCAAGCTGCAATTTCGTTGATATTGTGCGCGTTGCCATCAGTTACCCTCCCCGTTGTTGCCTTTACCGTGTGCGATAAGGTACAGTTCCCACAAGTCAAATACTTCCCCCGGCGGCATAAACAGCGCATCAGCCGGGGAAATGCCGCACAAAACGGCTATTCTGTAATAGTCCGCGCGGCGAATCTTGTTTTTTTTTGATTCAATTCTTCAAGCCCTTCGTCAACTTCATCGTCGCCGGGGGCTGTGATCTCGCGCCCGTAACCGAGTTTGATTGCGTTCGCAATCGCACGTTTCAGCGGGACGATTTCATACGGCTGCGTCAAAAGCGCGAAATCGTCGCGTTCCGGGATGCGCCCCGGCTCATATCCCAACCGGCGGCGGACGAGTTCGCCGCGCTCTGCAAGGATAGCGGCGGCGTTGCACGTTTCAAGGAAACCTTCGCGCGTGTCCTGTTCCATCTTTTCCAGCATCAGGCGCGTGCCGCCGTAAATGTCGCGGATGGTAAACATCGCTTCGCCGTCCATGACGAGGAAATACGTTGTACCCGCAACCGTGATTTTTGCCGCTTTCATTGTCTTTACCTCCATAGCGCCAAAGCGGGCGGCGGAATTGACCCGCGCGCCCGCTCTGCTGATTGTTTAACCGCCGCCACCCGTTGCCGATTTGCCGAGTTTCGTATCGCACCACGCAATACAATTCGCTTCCGCGCCTTCACCTGTGAATTCCTTCGTAATGCGCCATGCGCCGGAATTGCAGCGGAAGATTGTAAACGTCGTGTTGGACGTGCCGAACGTGATAGACGAACCCTTTGTTGCGGCGCTGTCGTTGCCGAGGATTGCCTTTGTTTCGGGATGGAAGATGCCCTTGAAATAGCGGATACCCTTGCGCATGATGACCTTGTAATACACAAGACCGCCGCGCGGGGCTACGTCGCCGTCGGAGTCCGTGACTTCGCCGCTTTCCACGTCCTTCGTCGCACCATGCAGGGCGGTTTGTACTTCGTCGGTCTTGTCATCCGTTTCCAGCGCCAGAGAGCCAGACGCGAACATATCGACTTTTTCCGCAAGCGCATCGTCGCCGTACAGTTCGCCGGAAGCGTTCGTAACGGTCAAATCCGCCTTGACCAGCTTGCCGATTGTGACTTTCTTTTCGTAATCATACGTCGGCAATGCACCGTCAGGCGTGGTTTTGATGGGCGCAAAAACAGGGCGTTTTGCTCCAAACTGTGCCATAATGTAACCTCCTAAAGATTCTTGGATTTCAAATACTTGTCATAGACACCCGCTGCCGCTTCAACGGCTGCGTCTGCTGATTTTTCGTTTGCTGTGTTGATGAATGGGCGGGCGGGTTGTCCAGCCTTGCCGTATTCGTTGACGAATGCGACCTCGGCGTTGCGGCGCTTGTTTCCGTCGCCGCGCGTCCCTTTCGGTGAAACGTAGATTGCGCGGCTTGCGCCCTTGACCTTCAATTTTTTGTCGTATGAAATACTGCCCGCCGTTTTGCCGGTCGCATATACGCCCATGCTCTGCGCTTCGGACTGCTGCGCGGCGGCGACCACTTCCGCCTCCGCCGTCAGCATTTCCAAAACGGTTTCGTCTGGCAGTTCCATAAGCGCCGTCATATCGTCAATCAGACCGTCAAGCCCCTGTGTCGATAATTCAGCCATCGTCAACGCCCCCGGAAATCTCGCATTCAAAAACGTAATGCTGCCCGGTTTCATCGGAGGCGGGCGTGATCGTCGGGCGCGTAAATCCCCCGGCGACAAGCCGCCGCGTGATCTCCCGCCGGTACGCAAGCGAATTCTTTTCATGCGGCGCGTATAAATGCACCTGCGTCAGATAGCGCCAGTGTTGCGCATCATCGTCCCCGAAATCTTCCGGGATAGCCGTATAGTTGAAAACGATGTATTCCGTCGCTTTGCCCTTGTAGGTATCAGCGGCGACCGGCAGGAGGTCGGAAAACATCGTTTTCAGCGTTTCGTTGACATTCATGCGCTTGCCTCCTTGAATTCAGAGCATTCCAGCGTGTAGAATTCGCGCGCGTCCGTGTATGCCCGCTCGACCTTGTATTCCTTGCCGCTGAACAGCAAACGTTCCTGATTGCCATAATCGCCGTATCGGACTTTCACGGTTATTGCAAGATCAATACCGATCTGCTTTGCGGCGTAGAATTCCGTGCGCTTGACGGATTGCACGTCCGCGAAAACGCGCGTTTCCTTCACGACTTCCGCCGGGTATCCGTCCGCGTCCGTGTCCGTGACTACGGCGCGGAGTATCACGACATCGCGCCAATACACGGGCTAACCTCCTTCCGCGACAATGTATTTATCCGATAGCGTCAGACCGTTCCGCTGCTCTTTGTACGATGCGCGGTATCGCTCCGCATCATCGTTGTCAAGCCCGAATTCAGCCTTTACGTACGTTTCGACCGCTTTCAGAATCAGCGGGTCAGTTTCGTCGTTCGCTTTTTCCTCAACAACGCCGCCGAGCGCAAGGTCTGCGCGGGCGGCGTTGATGAGGTCGGTAATTTCATTGTCGAAATCGTCGGTTGTCAGCCGCAAACGTTGACGGATAGCCGCGACATATTCGCTGCTAACTGCCATGTTCAGCCCTCCGCGTTACGCCGTTGCTTTTGTGAGATGCACGAATGCACCGAGTCCGGCAACCGGCTTGCAGTCAAAGACACACGCGCCGAGGTAATCAATGCTGTTGGTTGCAAGCCCGGAATGCTCAGAGCGGACAACCGTAATGTCCTGCGAATAGTTGCCGATGATGTACTCGAAATCGCCGTAGTACGCTTCATGTGCCGCAAGCGAACCAGTGAAGTAGACCTCTGCGCCCATGATGTAATACTTGCCGCCTGCGAATTCGATGAGGTTGTTCTTCGACTTGTTCATCAGCGGGAAGAAATCAGTAAAGAACGTCGCCTTGTTCATGCACCAGACGGCATTTCGCTCATAGCCGGACGCAAGCATACCGTAAAGCGAAACTACATTTTCTTCTGTCAGGGATGCCGTTTTTGCAACTGTCACCTGATCTGTGCCGTCCGTGTATGCGCCGCTTGTACCCTTGCCCGCGACCTTCACGCCGCCCGGCTGATCGCTGCCCGTACCCGTGAAGATGTAATTTTCAATCTTGCGGGCGATGGATTCGGCAATCACTTCGACAATGTAGCTTTCAAACGCGGACAGCGCCATTTCGGAAGATGCGCGGGATGCCTTGACCAGCTTGACGATTTCGTAGCCCGTCAGGGAAACGGAAGTCAGGCTGTCGGAGGCGGCGGTAATGCTTGCGTTCTCCGTGTGAAGCGCCGCGTCACTGTTCGTGCCTTCGACGGCGAATTTGAAATTGCCGGGGACGTGGAAGATTTTGCAGCGCTGCAAAATCGGGGCGACCTCGTACATTTTCTTGATGATCTGATTCGCGGTCGTTTCCGGGATGATGGGCAGCGCGGAATTTGCAGCGGTCGAATACGCGCGCTGTTCGTAAACGCGCTTTTCATCGTCCGTCAGGGACTTGCCCTGCAAGGTTTTCAGCCATGCGGAACGATACAGCTTTTCCGTATCCTCTACGGGCAGGCTGCGGGCAGCGACGGGGTTTTCGATGGGATTGCCCATAGCCGAGCCGGAATTCAGCATACGTTCGATTGCCTGACGCTTTTCGAGTCCTGCATCTTCCTCATTCAGTTCGCGCAGTTCCTTTTCCAGCGCGTCAATGTCGGCGTTCTTGTCATCGGTAAGCAGCTTGCGGATTTCAGCCTTGCGCGCGGCGATTTCGGCGCGTCTTTTCTCAATGTTCATGTTTTTACCTCCATAAATTCAAAAAATGTGGGTTTTCAGTATGTCAAAGCTATCAGACGTTTCCTGCGCGCGGCTTGCTCCAAAGCCGCCAGTTCCTTTGAATGCTCCACTTCAAAGAAACTGCGCGCGGAAATTTCTGTGTCTTTGTACGCGGGAATATCCACCGCCGACACGTCGTATAGCTTCTTGACCTTTGTGATCGTGCGGGTATGCGTTACGCTGTCATACTTGGATTCGCGCACAGAAAAGGAAAAGGACATTTTATCGACATACCCGCCGTCGATTTCCTCATACAGTTCGCGCCCCGCCTGTGTGCCGCCGAGGTCGGCTTCCATGTGCAAGCCGCGTTCGTCGATGGTCAGCGTAAGCGTTTTATTGCGCAGACGGGCGACCACCTTGCCGCCGTGATTGTAGTTAAAAATCACGTCGGACATATCGCATTCGTCAAATGCGTTGCGGTCAATGACCTCGGAATACTTCACGCCGTCGTATTCAAAAAGAACCGTCGGCGTATCAAACACGACCGCCGTACCGCGCACGCGGTATTCGTCCTTTTCTTCTGCGCGTGGAACGAGGGAAAAATCCTGCACGGCGCGGTATTCGCGCCCTTGTTTCATACCCATAACGTCAAGCCTCCTTCGCTTCTGCGCCGTCCGGCTCTGCGGGCGGCGGGTCTTTTTCCTTCTTCGGGTCATCCGGCGGCGTTTCGCCGTCTGCGCCCGTCTGATACTTGTCGGCAAGTTTTGCATTTACCATGTTCAACGTCTGGACGCGGCGCGCACCTTCTTCGCCGCCGATTGTCGGCATATCGAACATTGTCAAAATCTGGTCAAGCGTCGCCGCGCCGATCTCCGTCAGGAATTTCGCCGCCGTCACCTTTTCGGGCAGCGTTGCAAACTGCACGGAATTTGCGGCGAAAATGATGCGGTTGCCGTGTCCGATCTCCCGTTCTGTAAACAGCACGTTCGTGAATGCCTGCGTTAGCTTGCGGAAGAACGGCGCGATTTCGCCGCTGTAAAAAGCCTGTTCCTGCTGCGGGGTAGCCGTGTTTTCGACGATCTCTTTTGAAACGCCGAGGTAGTCATAAATTTCCGTCTTGATGTATTCAAGCTGATTTGCCGGAATCGGCGTTGTCTTGTCGTTCAGCGGCGTATAGTCATACTTGGAATCCGTGACCACGATGCCCGCGCCGTTGTTCTCCATGCGCAAATTGTCCCGTACGAAATCGTCACGGCGGCGGTTCAAATCCTCATTTTTCACGGCGTTTGAAACTTTCAGGATGCCGCGAATGACGGCGACGAGTTCGGCAAACTTCGACATAGACTGATTAAACGTGTTCGCCGTTTTCAAAACAGGATTCAGCGGGCGGTTGTCATCCCCGAAAATATCGTTTTCGAGGAAATGTCTGCGGATGTGGATAATGCGGGAATACTCGCAGATATACGACGCGCCCGTTGCGAATTTGAACCGGCAATACAGCGTTCCCATATATTCAAGCAGTTCAAAATACTGCGCGTTGATGGGATAGATCGCCACAAGCCGCCGTTGACTATCAAAGACGGGATATGCGACGGCGTTGTTGTAGACCTTGTATTGTGCCGCCAGCTTGTAATAAAAATCAGCCGCCGTCATGTACGGATTCGGCTGATACTGCAAGATGCGGTCAACGTAGTCATTGACGGATACCGTCGTTTCCGGGGACTGCCGGACGTGGCGCGGCTGCGCGGTCGATGCGCGGCGGGCGAATGCGTCCACGGCGGAACGAACCGTGTTAATATCCCACATATTGCCGGAATACGGCGAAAAGGTCGATTCCCACGAACTAAGCAGCTTGTACGCATGAAAATCCTTGTCGCTTTGCTGCTTCTTCCCGAAGATCGACTGAAATAGCCCTCGTTTTTCTGCCATGTTGTCACCCCACCAAATACATATAGTCCTCGAAATCCCGCACATAGATGACCCACGCATTCAGGAGCGAAACCGCGCCGTCAATGCGGCGCTTGTCGGAAATCTTTACGGGCTGGATATTATTGACCCCGCTTTTCTTGACTGCCGTGTTCGTCAGACACCAAAGCAAAACGGGATTTTTGTTGTAATTCACTTTTTTGTCTGCGAATGCTGCGCCCATTTCGCGCATCGGCTGCGACCATGTAAACGGACCCTGCGCAACGGCGACCATTTCAAAGCCGTTGGAGGTCATTTCATCGACCCAGTAACCCGCGAGGGCGCGGTCATATCCGACTTTGTACGTGTCGATCTTGTATTCGTCGCGCATCTGGCAGAACCACGCCGTAACATCGGAATAGTCCACGCGCACGCCGTCGCATACCGTCAGCAAACCACGGTCAGCCCATGTTTTATAGGGCGCTTCCTGCGTGTTGTGTTCGTCCAGCATTTCCAGCTTCTTCGCCGGTAAAAAGTAATGCTGTAAAACGTAAATTTGCGGGTCATCCCCGGATTTGCGAATCAGGAGCGTCGCGCACGTCAAGTCAGTTGTCGCGGATAGGTCACAACCGCCGATTGCGTACGTGTTATACACGTCCTGCATCGTGAACGTCGCGTCGCTCTTTACTTCGTCGTAGCTTAACCACGCCGCCGCTGTCACGGATTTTACGTTGAAATCCTTGCAGAGAACGCCGGGTAAATCTTCCGGGTTCTTCTTTGCCCGCTCGACGAATGATGCCAGTGTAGAATAACGCTTGATCGTTCCGAGTCCCGGATTCGCCTTTATCCACGCTTGCGGGTCTGTCCATTCGGCGCGGTCATCCAGTTCATACAGCACCGGCAAAAACGTATCTTCCGTTATCTTGCCGTCGGCTATGTTGCACGCCAATTCGTAAATGTTATCAAACACGGATTCGCGTACCGTGCCGGATGTGGTAATCATAATCACGATGGGCTGTCGGCGGCTGGAGGTCGATTGCTTCATAACTTCGTACAAATTGCGGTCACGAATGGCGTGCAATTCGTCGATGATAACCGCGTGGGAGTTTAGACCGTCAAGCGTGTTGGAATCCGACGCGAGGGCTTCAAAGATGGATGCCGTCGCCGGAAAGTAAATATCGTTCCGGCGCTTTTTGATGATCGCGCGCAGTTCCGGCGACTGCTTGACCATGTTGACGGCTTCGGTCAGCGTCTTTTTTGCCTGATCTTTTTTCGTCGCTACGGAATAGATTTCCGCCGCGCCCTCATAGTCCGCGACAAGCAGATACAGCGCGATAGCCGCAAGCAGCGTCGTTTTTCCGTTCTTTCGGGCGACCAAAAGCAGCGTTTCGCGGAAGCGCCGGTATCCCGTGTCTTTTTCAAGCCAACCGAATAGCGTCTGAATGAACGCCTTTTGAAATAATTCCAGCTTCAACGCCGCGCCGAGTGTACCCTGCGACTGCTTGCAGAATTGCTCAATGAACAAAATCGGGCGTTCCCCGGTTTCTTCGTCGAAATAATACGCTGAATCATCCGGGGGCGCGTCCATTTCCTGCATCAGCCGCCCGTAAACAGCTTTGACGCGGCGGCTTGTGACGATCTCGCCGCTTGAAATCCGCCCCCAGTATTCGCGCACATAGTTCATTATCTGCCCGCCGCTTTCGGCTTCGTAATAAACTGCATCAGTTCATCGCCCGCCGTTTTCTTTTCCTTTTCCGGCAGCAGGCTGATAAGCTGATTTGTCAGCGTCGAAAACGATTTGATCGTCGTGTTATAGGCGCGTAGGGCGGGGGACTCCCGACGCATTTTCTGTGCGCCCTGCACAAAATCTTCGATAAGATCGCCGTTGTTGATCGCGTCGGCAAGGCGTTCCAGCGTAACCGACGTGACTGCGAATTGATTGATTAAACCCTCCGCGAATTGCTTCTTTTCTGTGGGTAAATCACGGAAAAGTTTTTTAATTTTCCGCTTTTTCGCGTCAATTTTTTCAGGGTTTGACATATCTTCGTATGTCTTTTTTTCTTCCGCCATATAATGTATGCCACCTCCTGAATTTTGCGTTACCCCCCCCTCATGTGCGCGACCGGGGCGGTTCTAAACGTGGGTGAAGCGCGGTTACGCCGCCGGAAATTTTCAGCGGCGCACCGGGGGGGATATTGCGGATTCGATGACGTTTCCGTCTGCATCAAAAGCAAGACCGTCTGCAAGCGGCGGCGTTCCTTCGTGAATGATCGCGTGACACGTCCGGCAGACGGTTTCAAGATTATCTTCGTTCAGCGTAATCATGGGGTCATCTATGTTTCGCGGCGTTAATTCCGTCTTGTGATGGACGATGCAACCGGGCGCGCCGCACCTGACGCATAGCCCCGCGTCGCGTTTCAGGATGTACGCCCGCGTCCGCCGCCATGCTGCCGATTCGTAGAATGCTTTGGCAAATGCTTTCATTCTGCTGCCTCCTTGCAAAAGGGTAAAGGGAACGCCCTGCGCATAAGCGCAAGGCGCACGGCGGCGAGGTTTCCTCGACCTCCCTTTACGGCTATCAGCATAGCACGGATTTCCGAAACTTTCTGTTCAGACTTTTTTCAAAAGCGTCCGGCGTGGTCAGAGCAGCGCCCCAGCATCCGCGCCGAAGTACAGCACAGCAAAGCCCGCAACGGCTTTATTGCGCAAATCGTAGATCGACGTGCGCGACGCATAGTTCACCTGTTCGGCAATTTCTTCCTTGCTTTTCCGCTCTATGTACCATAGGCGCAGTAATTCCGCGTCTTGCGGGTCAAGCTGCTGCAATACGCTGTCGATTTCGTCGATCTTGTCTTTCGTGCGGTTGATCTCCCGCGCAACTTCGGCAATCTCAATGCAATCTGTCAGCGCATCGTTTACACTTTTCGTGCTTGTGTACGGCTTCGACGTATCTAACGACGGATAGCCCGACGGCGCATTGTGGCGCATGATTCTTTCCTGCCGCCGCATCAGGTTTTTCAATGCCTTTTCAAGCATTGAACGTGATCGCAACGTGTTTTCCGCTGCGTCGAAATAGTTAATCATAGCCCGCCTCCTTATGCGCGCTTCCCGCCGTGCCGGTATTCGCGCCCTTTGTTGTATTCGTGCTTTGCCATAAGCACGGCTTCAATGTCTACGCCCATGAACGCAAGGAAATCCATGATGCGCATGACCGCATCGCAGAGTTCGACCGCAACGCCCTCCGGCTTGCAGTTCCCCTCCGTATCAGCGCCCGAAGGATGCCCGACGTTATCGCAGATTTTTGAAAACTTGCAATTCTCCGGCGACAACGCACATGTGCCGTAGATAACCGGGTTTCCGCTCCGCCATTCTTCCACGGCTTCCGAGATTTCAGCGTGTATCATAACCGCGACTTCCGGGAACGTGATAGGCGCATCATACCAACCGTGCGCAACGGCGTTTTTGTGGACATCCTGTGCAAATTCGTTTACCGTCATTCTTTCCGCCTCCGATTCGTTTTTGTTTTTCGCTGTGGCTTTATAAATTTACCGTCCCGGCGGTAAAACCGGGCGACGATATACCGTCCGCCGTTCACGTCGTTATGAAATGCGCCAGCTTCCGCAAGGAAATAGCCGGGGTACAGCTTTTCATATTCGGCGTTGTTGGTCGTGTCCCGTGCGAGTTCTTCCGCCCGCCTGCCGGAAATGCGTCCGTCACGTGTTTTCGGGTCAGGGTCAATCAGATTCTTTGACGCATTCCAAGCCTTTTTTCCGACGGGCTTTTTGACGATGTAATGCCCAAGACCGGCAAGCCCTGTTTCCGTGAATTGCAGACGGCGGCTATTCGCATAGCCCAAGCCCCAAGCCGCCTCCGCCGCGTCACGATCCAACCCACCGTTGATCGTGATGTGATGATGATAACGCCCGGTCTTTCCGCCGCGTTCTGTCACGACGATGTATTTCAGCGGCGGCAATCCGGCTTTCTTCCGCATCCGCTGAATGCGGCGTATGTAATTGCGGGCATTCCGGGCGGCTTCTTCTTCGCTTTCCGGCTGGACGGTATATGTCAGGTGAATTTCAAGATCATCCGGTGTGAAGTTCGCGTGAAGCAGTCTGACAAGTTTTTCTTCCCTGTGGCGCTGATTTAATTTCTTCTGCGCGTCGGTTGTCGGCTTGCTCCGGCTGCGCCGTCCGTTCGATTGCCGATATGTGGGAAAAATATATACGTCGAGGTACTCCCCGCAGTAGTAGCGCTTTTCCCGATAGATTGTTTTCATGCCTTTACCTCCGGCGGCTCTGTGGTCGTTAAGTTACTATCCCATACAAGCCCGAAAATAGCGGTTTCCCGCCGCTTTTCGCTTGCATATCGCCCCGGAACGTGATATTATATATAAGGTATGAGTAACCTTGTCTTTTCCGAGGCAAGCACCGCCGACGTTCTGCGAAAACGTCGGCGGCTTTTTTATGCGTCCGTTTCCGCCGCATCCGTCCAGTCAATAGCCTGTCCGCATTGCCCGCAGAATGCGTTCTGCGCGCCGTCTGCATTGTGCAAGTGTTTGACGCTGCCGCACCGCTTGCAGGCTAAAGCGGGCGCGGGGCGTGCTGGAAGGTATTCCGGTTTTTTCCGAACGCGGTACGACAGCGCCGCAATCCCCATGCGGCAGGCTTCGTTTACCGGTTCAATGCTTTCGTAATGTTCCCGATGCGCGGGATTCAGAATTTCAATCGCACGTTCAATTTTCACCGTCAAACACCATCCATCTTTGCCCCGCATAGTCTGCAATAATAGCTGTCGTTAGATTCTGCGTTGCCGCATTCACTACAAGTGAATACACCGTCATCATGGTAAATCCACCGCCCATGTCGCACCGGCGCAACGTCGGCGGCGGGCGTGTACACGGCGTAAGAAATCATCTTGATTGCATCCTGAATTGTGCCTTTTTTCCGGCGATAGTCCCGACTGCTCAGACTTTTGAGCAGTTCCAGCGTCTTTTCCCGGCTTATGTATTCATCAGTCATTGCTATCCCTCCCGATCATGTGAAGCGGGCAGTTTTTCAGCCGTTCTTTTGATACCCGAATGCCGCGTGTGCTGTAAATCGACGCGCCCGCTGTGCAAATGCCGTCGTTGTAGCGCCCGCCGGGACGGTTTCCCATGCCGTCATAGTATCCGCATTCCGCGCACGAACGCGGGATTTTCCGCATATTTGTGACGATGATGATTTTCCCGATGTACTTGTTCATTTTTGCCTCCTTGCGGCTACTTCCCCGGCATTGAGCCGGGGAAGTTTTGAATTCCGAATTTTACAAATCAAAGCCGGGGGCAAAGCCAAACGAGTAGTACGCGCTGTTGTAGTTGACCGCGCCGTCAGTACACACACTCACGAAACTCGTGGAATAGCTGGCAAACGGGGAACGGAGCCAGTACGGATATGTGCCGTTTCCGGGAACTTCCTTCACGCGGTCGCGTTCCGCTTTGAAAATAGGTAACTGGAAGCTGTCTGTTTCTTCTTTCCACCATCCATCCGGGTCATTGCCGAAAACGTCCGTTGCCGACGGCAACCACAACGAATCAAAATATTCGTACGTTTCGCCGTCGATTTCCTCGCATAAGTGTCGCGGCGTGATCGCTTCGCGCAGTTCGGCGGGCAAATGCGGCAGAATATCTTCGAGGACGTGTCTGCGGGCTTCGCTTCTGAAATATCCGCCCTTGTTGGTCATGGTCTTGTTCATCTGCCACATTTCGCGGAGGCAATCTTTGAAAACAAATCGGGCGCTATGCTTGCCGACGTAGCCGCAAACCGGCGTAATCGTTTCGCCCGTGTCAAGCGCAAGCGTGATTTCGTCGTGCGGGCGGATGACCTCCAGACCGCGCCCCTCCTTGATCGCCGCTTTCAGTTCCGAAATATTGATTTCCTGCTCTGTCCTGCGTGTGATTTTCATTGTGTGACCTCCTCAATAGAACAAAAGATGTGATTTCCGATGACTGCAACGATATTGTCGTTGTATGCCTTTGTGCTGAAAAATACCGCTTCGGCGGGAAGAATGTAATCTGTGTCGTGCAGCGCGGTATAAACTGCGTCGTACTGCGTCTGTGTCGGTTCTGCTGTCCAAAGATACGGCGCGGGGCTGAATTGCCAAACGTCCCCGTACTTTTGGAAAACGACCTCTTCGACCGTATCCGGGAATTCCGGCGACAAGCAGCGGTTCAGCGCAGTCAGGACAACGGCAACTTGCCCGTCAAACGGTTCGCCGCGCGCTTCGTGCCATGCAAGCGCTGCCAGCATATCAATATCGTCCTCCGTGACGTTCAGCGCCGCATAACGGTTGATTTCTTCCGGCGCTTCCTCCGGCTGTTCTTCCGGCTCTGTTTCTTCCGGCGCTTTCGGCGTGATCGTTTCCGGCGTTTTCGTGATCTGCTCCGTCGCTTTTGTGATCGCAGGGGCGATTTTTGTTGCTGCGGCGACTGTTTCCGTGTTTGCTGTTACCGGCTGTGTGTCCCGCTCTACCGGGCGCGCCAGCGCGCAGACACAAGCCGCCGCAATGATTGCAATGACGGCGCACAGCGCGACCGTCGGCGCGAACCGGCGTATCATGCGGCGTTTCCGCCGCTGCTGCGCGGTCATTGCTCTGTGCTTGCCGGTTCTTCTTCGGCAAGCACAATAAATTCACATTCGCGGGCTATCTGCGTCCAGCGGGCGCGCCATTGCCGCGCGGCGGCGATGATCGCATCATATTTGCAGCGCCCGTTTGCGGTTGTTTCGCCGTATTCGGCGTGTCTGACGAGGTATAGCTTCATAGGTCTGCGTTCCATGTAAGCCCCTGCCTTTCTCTATTCGGCAATTTCGCCGTCTATCAGTTGGAACGATTCGCGGAGAATGCCGCCCCGCACGGCAAATTCAAGAATGCAATAGCGGCGCGCCGGATGGATGTACGAAACCGTACCCCGAACGGCTTTATCTTTGCCGTCTTTGCCTAAGACGCTGAACGTGACGGGCTTGACCGTCCTTCCGCATCCGATTGTTACCATGATGTACCCTCCTTGCGGCGGTCATAGGAATAACCGCTGCTGCGCTGTATGTTCTTCAAAACGCTGTTCTTGCTTCTGAAAATATTCTGCGTCGATCTCACACCCGATGAAATCAAGCGCCATATCGTAAGCGGCAATTCGGCTTGACCCGCTCCCAAGGTGTGAATCAAAAATCTTGTCGTATGGATGCGCGTATTTCGCGTAAAGCCACAAATACAGCGCAACCGGCTTTTGCATGGGATGAATCCGCACGTCATCCGCGCCGACGTTCCCGAAATACGCATGGTCAAAGCATTTTGCCGTTTTATTGAAACTCGTCCATGCTAATTCGCCGTCGGAATAGCTGTCCACGGGCTGACGCTTGTACCAGAAAATGAATTCCTTCGTCGGCGGCAGCAAATCCGACAAATGATTGTAGCCCCAAATAATCTGATTCTTGCTGACACGGAACAGTTCGGTGAAGTATTCCGCCGTCGGTTTATCGTCGTTCGCGGTCTTTGTCTGCCCGTAGCGCCTAACCCGGCTTGTCTCCTTGAATCCCTTTTCAATCCCGTACGGCGGGTCTACAACCGCCAAATCGAAATATTTACTCGGAACGCGGCGCATAAATTCCATGCAGTCAATGTTATACGCTTCGTTCATTCGCCGTCATTCCTCCAACTGGTACGTTTTCGTTTCGCTGCGCTCGACCTTGATTTTCTCTTTTGTGGTCATCGTGATTTTCGCCTTGCAAAGCCCGCGCACGTTGATCGTAGCCGACGTAATAAACCCGCGTGCGGTCTGCTCCGCGATAGCGTTCAGGAGTTGCAGCGGTTCTTCGGCAGCAATCGGGGAAAAGCCCAGCTTTGCAGCATCGTCCCCGAAAATCTTGCGAATGCGGTTTTGCGCCGCCGTGATCTGCTTGCGCAGATTCCGTTCATGCCGTGCGTCGTAGCATTCGCATTTTTCGGAAGCGGCAATATCGGCTTCTGCCTGCGTTTCTTCTTCGTAGTCCAGATTCACGACTTGCCCGCAATACACCCGCGTGCCGAATGTCATTCCGTTACCTCCGGGCTTTCCGCCGCTGCCTGATCGCCGCCCGCGTGCGCTTCGCCGGTCGCCCGCCTGATCGCTGCCGTCAGCGCCGCGACCGCCGACGCGATTTGACCGCCCGACGCTTCCGGCTTCGGTCTGTCCGGGTCAGCATTTTCCGCCAGCTTGCAGACGATAGCCGCTTGCACGACCTCACCGACGAACGTGCCGACTTCAAGCATCGTCATCGTTTCGGCGGACGTGCGAACGACAAAAGCGCCCGTCGTGAATTTGAATACCGCATACGCGCGCTTTCCTGCCGGGGGAACGATGCGGATAGCGCCCGCGTCTGCAATGACGGCTTCCGGCGTGGGGACTTCGTACCCGCTCGACGCGAATACTTTCAACTGTTCCGGCGCAAGCGCGTAGACCTCGCTGCCGAGTTGCTTTGAATACAGCTTTTTCATGTCTTTTGTACCTCGTATCTTTCCGGCGGTCGTAAGCAGCCGCCCATTTTTGGACACCATGCCGGGACGTACGGCAGAAACCGTTCAATGCCGACGATGTAACCGCACGTTTGCCCCGGCTCATAGCATCTGAAACACTTTTGACCATTTACCCAATCTTCCATTACGACGCTGCCGCACCCGGCGCACGTCCGCGTATAGTCCGCGCGGGTCATTCCGCTGCCTCCGCCGGAAGCGTCAAATACCAAAGCGCGCTGCCCCGAAGGGCTCCATTCGGGCAGTTGTCGCAGTTTTCCGCTGCGCACTGATCGCAGTAGATGCGATGAAAAGCATCGTCCCACGGCGCATTGATCGCCGGAATTGCTTGCAGGAAATCCGCCAACGCCTGCGGGCTTGCCGTGATTCGGTCGAAAACGTTCATCCCCGCGCCCCCTGATTCCAAATCGGGAAGGAAACACCCGCAAATACTTCTTCGCGGAAATGCAGCGGGACGAGTCTGTAAACGTCGTTCAGGCAGGAGTTCCGCATGGATGTGTTCATAAATTCTGCGTGCTTGAATTCATCCGGCGGGAAAAACGGCTCGTTCGCGTACCGCAGAACGTTTTCCCGGACTTCCCGCAGAAAATCTTCCGTCCAACGGTCGCCGCCGCTTGCCCGCTCCCGTGCTTCGCGTTCGCTCTGCGCAGCGAATGTTTCCCACGGGAAAAGAACGTGCGTAATATACACGTTTTCAGTTTTCTTCATGGTATGAGCCTCCTTTTTCATTCTGTCGCTTTCCGGCGACCTCTTTTGCGGTATGCTTCGGTCACGCGCTTTTCTGCGACTTCTGCCCGGTATGCAGGGCGGCAGCGCGCGTTCAGTTCCGGCACTTCTCCGCGCTTGATTTCCCGGTAAATCGTCGCTTGACATTTGCCGATGCGCGCCGCGATTTCGCACGGCTTCGCGCCCGCGTTATACATTTCTTCGATGATTTTCCGATCTTCAAGCCCGATATTGTAGCTGTTCATTCCGTATCGCCTCCGTTCCCTGCGTTTTTGGGGATAAAAAATAAGCGCGTCAGAAGTAATAACTTCTTTCGCACTTAATAATAAACGGCGCACTCGCAAATGTCAAGTATTTAATGCGAAAAAAGTAGAAATATTTTTATGATACCTTTTTACCTCGGCAAAAAGGCGTTGTCAAGGTGCATTTCAGGGGCTATGCAGCGGCGGCGAACGCGGCGCTGAACATCTGCGCGGATGACTGGAAACCGAGGATTTCACGGGGATAGTTGTTTATCCAATCTTCCACGCGGGCAACGTCCGCGTCCGTGACGGCTTCAAAGTCCGTGCCTTTCGGGAAGCGCCGACGAATCATGCGGTTTATGTTTTCGTTCGTTCCGCGTTCGCAAGAGCAGTACGCATGACAATAATACAACGCCGTGCGTTTTTCTTCGGCGTTGATCGCACTTCGTGCGATTCCGTCCGCATCCGCAAATTCCGAACCGTTGTCAACCGTGATCGACTTGAATACCGTATAGAACGCCGCGCCGTAAATCCGTTCCAGCCGGTCAAGCGCCTGCACGACGGTTTCCGCTCTTCCGTCTTTTATGCGTATAATGATCTCGCGGCGTGTCACCCGCTCAGACAGCACAAGCAAGCGCGCCTTTGTCTTTTTCTTTCCTACAACGGTATCCATTTCCCAATGCCCCGGTTCTTTGCGTTCGTTGATGATCTCCGGGCGTTCGTCAATCGGCGTTCCCCGGCTTTCCCGCTTCTGACGCGGGCGGACTTTCTTGTATTCCTTTTTCCGTTCGCCCTTTTCCGGGAGGTCTGCGTTGGTCAGTTCCAGAAATACGCCCTCGTCGATATACTTGTAAAGCGTGGCGCGGCAGAACGTCATACCGAAATGTGCAAATTCTTCCCGATGCAGAAGCGCGCAGACCGCCGCCGGGGAATAATCGTCGTTTATTATTTTATCTTCGATGAATGCGGCGACGGCATGATTCTTGCCGATTTTCAGCGGCGCGCCCTTTGCTGACAGGCTTTCTTGATAACGTGCCTCGGCAATTTCAGGGCTGTACCTAATATCCGTTGTCAGGTCTGAATTCATGTGCGTGTACGTCCCGCGCTTCACTTCCCGATAGATCGTGCTGACGTGTACGCCGAGGTCTGCGGCTATCTGCTTCGGCTTGTATCCGATATTCAGACGCGCTTCAATTTTCAGTCTGTCCCGAAACTGCAACTGCTTGTATTGTTCGCCCATGTCATGCCCTCCATACATAGCAAAAAGGGGCGGTTTCCCGCCCCTTGCTTCTTTATTGTTTATCTTTCCGTGAGGCTTAATTCCTGTTTCAGCGCCCGTGCCAATACCGCCGATACGTTTACATTTGCTTCTTTCGCGGCAACGTCCAGCCACGACGGAAGCGATACGTTGCGGCGTACAGTTTTCATGTCATTCTTCCTGCGATACTCCGTAAAGTCAACGTCTACAAGCGTGACAATGCCGTTTTCCGCTCCGCTTTTTGCCTCGTCAATGCTGGACGGCTTCGGCAGCTTCTCGTTATCATCTTCCATGTCGATTCCTACAAGCCCGATTGCATCGCGTGCCATCTCCATAGCGTCAGCGTAGTCCGCGCCCTCCGTATTGATATTAAAATCCGGCACATACACAATGATGTGTTCTTTCCCTTTTGTCATAACGATAGGATACGCCGCTTTCATACTGTAACCTCCTTGAAATTCGCATAGCATATATAATTATAGGCGTTCGGCAGGGGGCTTATTTCAGCCCCCGCCGTTTTATGATTGCCTTTGCTAAATCTTCGTCGATTTCTCTGTGTCTCGGAACGCTTTCCCTTTCACCGCCTTTCGTGTATATGTCGTGATTTGAGCCGTGCCGTTTGAATTTCCATCCGTTTCTTTCTAATAGTTCGATGAAATCTTTTGTTTTCACGTTCGACCCTCCTTACATTGTCTATTATACACATTTGATGTGTATTTGTCAATAGCTATCAGAAAATAATTTACACATTTTTTGTGTATCATAAAACCCCGGCGGGAAAAAAATCCCGTCGGGGTTACTCTATGCCCAAAAGCCACAAAACAGATACGCCGAGGACTTTTGCGAATATCGGTATTTCATAGTCAGGAACAAACCGCGTCCCGATCTCAACGCGGCTGATCGAATCGCGCTCCATAATTACGCCCTCGACCTGAACGCGCGCCGCGAGATCTGATTGTGATAGCCGCTGTTTCAGCCGCGCTTCCCGGATGCGTTCACCGCAGATATTCTTTTTCCCGTTGTAATCGTATATCTTCATGCGCTGCGCGCCGCCCTCCTTGTGCTAATGATCTGCATTATTCTTGACTTTAACACGCGGATGAATGATAATTGTGTTAAAGGTCAGCACGACCGAAAAATATCAGGAGGGCTACTCATACCATGAAAAAACTGAAAACGTGGCAAATCGTTCTTCTTGTGATCTTCTATCCCATCGGCATTTGTGTATGGATTTATCGGGTCTGGAAGAAAAACAAGCTAAAGCGGGACGCGGCTGCGGCTGCTGCCGCCCGCCGGGAAGCAAAAGAACGAGAAGATGCGGCGCGTCTGGAAGCGTGGCGCGCAGAGCGGGCAGCGCGGGAAACGTTGAAATTCAAGGTTGTCGGCGTGACGTTCAAAAACGAGGACGGGAAAAGCCGTCAAACGCTTTTGCGCAAGCTGCATTTCGGGGATGCGCCCTTTAACAGCGACGAGGGCGTTGACATTACGATTGAACGCGGGGAATATCAGGGCGAACCGGCGTTTTCCGTATTTGCCGAAGGTCATCAGGTCGGCAATATCAGCAAAGATGACGTTCCGTTTTTCGTGCGGCGTTGGAGCGATTTTGTCGGCGTGACTTCCGCCGAAGTCTACGGCGGCGGAACGGATGACGAGGGGCATTCGATCAACTACGGCATGAAAATCAACTGCGAGTTCCGCAAACAGGCGTAACGAAAACGAAAAGAGCGGGCGGGGAATCAAACCCCCGCCCGCTCAAATTATTTTTTGTCCGGGATAGCGTCAAGCATACCCGCGCTTTCAAAAGCGTTGTAAAGAATTTGCGCGACGGCTTCGCGCGTAATGGGCTGCTGCCACCCATAATTGCCCGCGCCGTCGCCGTTGAAAATGCCCTTTCGCTTGCAGAATTCCGCCGCGTCGCGCGCCCATTCGGAGGGCGTGTCGCCCGTGTCGGCGCAAGAGGTCAACTGTTTCCGTGCTTCTTCAATGTTCATGTCCAATTCCTCCCCGGATAACCGTTCCTTGAATTTCTTCCATTGTTCATTGCCGGACGTGCCGTAATAGGTGTTCGTATCGTCGCCCATCCACGGACGCGGACACCATTTCCCCGTAACGTCGTAATGCCGCACGACGTTTTCAAGCGGGACGTTGTATTTCTGCATCAGCATTTGTGTGAATATAACAAGGTTGTCCACGATCTCCGGCGGGAAATACCAATCTGCGGGCGCTGCGGAACGCGCCGTAGATTTGTCCAGCTTATACGGTCTGACTTCAATGCCGATACTGTTTTCATTCCTGCATCGCGGGTGAACGTATGCGCCAGATGTGCCGCAATGCCAAGCAATATTGTTGTCCTCGACGCACTGATAGACCGTGCTTCCTTCGTCTAAGCAATAATGCGCGGATGCCTGAATACCCGGCGTATTGAAATAGTTTGCAACTGCTGCCGCCGTACCGAGCGAACCGAAATAATGAATCACGATGTATTCAATTTTCCGCCGCCCCGTGCATCGCCTGAAATTGCGGCTGATAAGCCGCTGTTCAACTGTCAGGGGCATTATTGCGCCCCCTTGCTTTCTACTGCGTCGCTGATCTTCTGCGTCTGCGTGCCGAAGTAGAACGCAATCACGACCGTATAAACGACCATGAATTCCTGACTGATCTGCTTCGTAACGGCTAAGTACGCGAATACCGCCGTCAGCGCAAGCGTCACAATGCTTTTGACGCTCAAAAGCGCGCCGATTCGTTTCAGAATGATTTCGTTCATGTGTTTTCCTCCTTTTAACAGTCCCGTTTCAGTGTGGTTTCGTACACGATACCGCCCGCCGTGTTTTCTGCCTTGCTTTTGTTCAGGGCAAAAGACAGCACCGTAGCAGTAGCCGCCTGCAATAACGCTATCAGCGCAGTCAAATACGGCAAGCTGCCCGTATAGTTGTTTGTGACTGCGATATAGCATAAATCCAGCGTTGTCGATGTCGTTTTATAGTCAATCAACAAAACGCCGTAGCAAAGAAGTTTGCTGAATGACAGATAGCCTTTTACAAACTCCCATGCTGCGGCAAACGCTGCTTTGATCTTCATGCGCCGTAGGGCGCGCTTTCTGGTCATTTGCTGCCCCCGTAATCGTGGGACTCCAGAATTTCAAGCCGCTTGTTCGTGCGGGCGCTGTCGCCCTCCAGCTTCACAACACGTTCTGTCATCTTCACAAGCGTTTCGTCCTGTTTTTCCTGCTTGCGCTTAATGTCATCCGTGTTTGCCTTGATATAGCCGATTTCGGTCAGCACCGTCCCGGACTCCTTGCCCGCGTCGGCGCTGTCTTTTTTGCTGTTCCTCGCAAACGCAAGATATGACAGCGCAAACCCCGCAAGCGTTCCAAAAATGCCGATAATCACGCTCCAATTCATAATGCACCCTCCGTTATTGTTCGATGTAGTCAAGCGTCACGGTTTCTTTCCCCGGCAAAATGGGACAACCGCGCACGTGGTAAATCGTTCCGTCAATCAGAACGCCCTCGCCGTCCGCTTCTCCGCAGACGGCATACATACCGGGCGCGGTCAGCCGCACCCATATCAGCGCGTCGCGCTGCGCAATAACCTTGCCGTCCTTTGCGGCGGTGTAGATTGCGCGGGTCATGCCGTGACCTCCTGCCATCCGGCGGGGTATTCTTCGGGAGTCCATGTGTTGCTGTCAAGCAGCGATTCGTAAAGCACGTCGCCCCAATAGCCGCGTTCACCCTTTGAAAACGCAAGCCCCGCCGTAATGGGTGACGGAATAACCCGCACGCCGTTTTTATACAGCACGTCTTCCCACAAGTTCGGCGCGGCTTCCGGCGTGTTTTCCGCCGTGTCCCACAAATCGACTGTCGCGCGCTTCAACGCGCCTTTCCAGTTGATGCGCGTGCCGGACTTCACAAGCGCCCCGCCGCCGGTCAGCGTCGGAAACAGTTCTACGGCGGTCGAACCGTCTTTGTTGTCAAGTCCCGCGCCCGCCGCCTTTTCGATCATTGCGCGCAGTTCCCGCGCCCGCTGGACAGTAATCATTCGTCCGCACCTCCTACCAGAATGTCAACGACTTTATCGGCTTCGGCAATCATCAACGCGCCGCTGAATTGCTCCACGGTCGCCGTCGGTTCGATGCCGAGTAGATCATCGTCAGAAAACTTATACACGAAATCTTCAAGACGTGTTTTCGTTTCCCCGTTTTCTTCTGTGTAGTCAACCGGGACTTTCACACAAAAGCCGCCTGCCTGCGCCCGCTCACACGGGACATAGCACCCGTTTTCATGCAGGCGGACAAAAATAACGTCATCCGAATAACCGATGACGCTGCCGTTCTGTTTGATCTGATACATACGTTATCCCTCCATTTTCGGCGGCTGTCCGAGCCGCGTAGAATAAAACGCCGTCAGCTTCGGCGTGGGCATTGTGCGCAAGAGGTTTTTCCAGTAATAATTATCAGCGTCCGGGAAGCGTTCGGCGGTAAAATCCGCCGCCGCGTCGCCCTTGCCGCTGATATAGAATCGGTACAGCTTGTCAAGCAGCTTTTGCCGGTATGCGCCCTCCGGCGTGTCTGGTCTGAAATGTTCCCAGCCGTCCTCGCTGGTCACGGCGCAGATACCGCGCCCGTCCGGGGCGTGAAGGAATCCGCCGTTTTCCGTTACCTTTGTGCCGTGGCGAAGGTTGAAATAGCCGCCGATTCCGCTGCCCTTATACCGTTTGTAAGTGATGTAGTCCATACGTACCTCCCGGAAACAGTTGATTGTACTGCCGCAATACCTTTTGTACGGCAAAGTAGGAGTGAAATCTTCTCATGTGACCGAGCCATGATGTGACGGAAGCTGCTACGTCCGCCGCTGCCATCCTGCCCCGGTCTACCCATCTTCGGAAAATCTTCAATTTCTGCATCATGTGCCGAACGCCCTGATACGTCGCTTTGCGGACGATCTTGCCGGTTCTTCCGTATCGAAAACGGACTTTTACAAAAGAGAATCCGCGCGTCAATTTGATGATCTGCGTTTTCTTTTCGTTCAGGCGGATACCATGCGCGGCGCAGAGCCGCCGCAAATGATGCAGGCAGTTTTCGAGCCGCTTCTTTGAACGGTCGATAATGCAACCGTCATCCATGTATCGGACGTACTGTTTCATGCGCAGAACGTCTTTTATGAAATGGTCGATCTTGTTCGGCAAGGCAAGCGCGGCAATCTGTGAAACCTGACTGCCAAGCCCTAACCCCACGTCCCCGAAGTTGGAAATAAAATATTCCGACAAGCGGACGAGGTTTCCGTCGATTCCGCTGCGCCGGAATTGTTCAAATATCGGTTCGTGATGCGCTGTGTCAAAATACTTTGAGAAATCGAAAATCAGGGCATAGCCCTCGTTTCCGTACCGGCGGTAATGATCTGCAAGAAACCGCGTCACGCGGGATACGGCGAAGTCATAGCCTTTTCCGGGCAGGCTTGCGCCATTGTCGTAGATAAACGACTTTGATAATGCAGGGACGAGGCAGTAATCGCATAAGCAGCGCTGTACGACACGTTCGGAAATGTGAACGCTTCGGATGTGGCGCGGCTTGCCCCGTTCTACAAGATCAAATTCGTAAAATCCACGCGACCGATATTTTCCGGTCAGTAATTCTTCCTGCGTCTTTGCGATGTGGGCGAGGGCAGACGATTTATAACGCTGTGTGCTTGCTTTCCACCCAACGCCCTTGATAGACGCGCGGTATGATGCGTAAAGATGGTCAAAAGAAAACACCGCGCCGAAATCCCCGAATTCTTTCAACGCTTTTGCTTTCTTTTCTATGCGCGCGGCTTTGCGCCGCTGATACCGCGCTTCGTGCCTTTCTGTGCTGTTCATGGGAAAATGATACCTCGTACATTTCTTTCTTGTCGCGCTGTCTAAAATGCGTAACGGCGTAGCCATGAAAACGCGGGGAACGCGCGCCCCGCGTCCATGCAAGTAGCGTCCGGCTTTCCGTATCGTGGTATATGTTTGTCCGGCGGCGGATGCCGTCAGATGGGTTATATTCCCCTTTTGTATAGGGACTGCTTTTGCCTGTCGGCTAATCGGTCTGCCCTATGTCCATACAAAATCCGGGGGCAAAGCCATTCGAGTAGTTCGCGTTGTTGTTGTTGACCGTGCCGTCAGTATTCACATTCACGAAATTCGTGGAATTGCTGGCATTCGGGGAACGGAGCCACCAATTAACGGCTGTACGGAATATAACCCAAATCATGCAGGGCGGCGCGCTATCGCGCTTTGTCGCTCCGCTTGATCTTTGATATTTGTGCGAGTTCGTCGGTTATCAGCTTGACCCATTCTTTCAGGACGTTCGACGGCAATTTTTCATGGTTGACATTCATATACGCAAGGTCAAGCACGTCCAGCATGGAATTGTAATAGCCTTGCGCCCGTTCGTACAATTCCTTGCGGTTCTGCTTGTCTGCGTCGTTGTGAATGTAAATCAGATTTGCCGTCTTGATAAGCCGGTACGCCTCGCGCGCCGCATTGTAAAGCGGCAGCGAGAAATAGAACGTGTAGCTTTTCGGTAAGATTCTGACGCGGTTGTACGTGAAAACGTAGATTTCGCGGGCGAGGTTGATATACTCCGCCGGGCTTTCTCCGCGTCGTGACTTCGGTACTGACATTTCGTGACCTCCCGCCGCCTGTGCGCCCATTGAGGGCGCAAGGCTTGAATTCCGAATTATACACAAAAGCCGGGGGCAAAGCCAAACGAGCAGCGCGCGTAGTCGCTGCCGACCGTGCCGTCAGTACGCACATACACGAAAAACGTGGAATAGCTGGCAAACGGGGAACGGAGCCACCAACGAACGGCTGTGCTTGTCGCGCTGTGATTGTA